TGTCTGGTATGAAAGCCAAGAATACGAGCGCCAAGACAGCCAAAGACCCGAACAGTCGTATAAACAAGAGCCTTAGAGCGTGGAACTGCTAAAAATGGACATCATGCTTTGGAACTTTATTCTAAGCGGCATCTTAGCTTTTTGCGGGTGGATTTTAAGGGAAAAATCGGCTGAAATAGCTCGATTGTCTATTCTCTTGAACCGCACTCGCGAAGAGATAGCCAAAGAATATGTGACAAAAGTTGAGGTTCATGCAGATATCAATCGCGTGCTAGATCGGTTAGATCGACTAGACGAGAAACTAGACCGATTAATGGAGAAAAACCATGCCGTCCAGCAGTAAAAAACAGCAAAAGCTGATGCAGGCTGTGGCGCACAGCCCTAAGTTTGCTAAAAAGGTAGGCATACCTGTGTCGGTTGGCAAAAAATTTGTCAAAGAAGACAAGAAAAATCCCCCTAAGATCAAGAATGGTGGTAGCGTAAATCGTGTGGGCGATGCTGTCATGCCTTCTCGCCGTGATCCAGATATCGGCAAAATGATCAAAGAAGTGCGCGTCCCAACCCAAAAACGGAAATAAGCTATGGCTACTTCAGGGACAACTACATTTAACCTCGACTTCGATGACATCATTGAAGAGGCCTATGAGCGTTGCGGCTTAGAAAGCCGCACGGGGTATGACATGCGCACAGCACGTCGGTCCTTGAATATTATGTTCTTGGAGTGGGCCAACCGTGGCCTTAATCTATGGACGATTGAGCAGCGATCTTTGGCCCTTGTTGCGGGAACCGCCCAGTACAATCTTCCTGCGGATACGGTTAATATCCTATCTGCTGTTGTTCGGACTGGTTCTGGAGCATCTCAGCAGGACATTACGCTTGATCGCATCAGCCAGAATGAGTATTTACACACGCCAGACAAGCTGACCCAAGCACGTCCATCGCAGTACTTTCTGCAGCGCACAAGCACTCCTGTACTGTTTATTTATCCTGCACCTGACTCCACAGAAACATATACTTTTCAGTATTATGCGGTTCGCCGGATACAGGATGTAGGGGATTTCACTAATACAGCGGACGCTGTATTTCGGTTTTTGCCTGCCTTGGTGGCGGGGTTGTCCTATCATTTGTCCTTGAAAAAGGCTCCTGATCGTGTGGCGGTGCTTAAGCAGCTCTATGAAGAAGAGTTTATGCGTGCAGCGCTAGAGGACAGAGACACGGCAAGCGTTTACTTGACCCCTGAAATTAATGTAGGTGGGTAATGGCATACGCACAGGGTAAATATGCGAATGGTATATGCGACCGTTGTGGTCAGCAGTACAAGCTCAATACCCTAAAAAAGGAGTGGACGGGTTTCAAAGTCTGCGTTGACTGCTATGAGCCAAAACATCCGCAACTGCTGCCTAAGCGCAACATTTCGGATGCCATAGCCCTTCGTGAGCCTAGACCAGATGGCCCATCTGTTATGGATGTGTATGTCAAGGCTCCCGGGGATACATATTTCGCCGCAAACGGCATGATGCCTGTTCCGATGTCCAAGGATATAGTTGGTCAGGGCAGTGTAGGATTGGTACAGGTGGTGATAACATGAATTATTCTGAATTGACTGCTGCTATTGAGGACTACACGGAGAACACGTTTACTTCGGTAGAAATGGCAACTTTTGTTACACAGGCGGAGCAGCGCATCTATAACACGGTGCAGTTCCCGGCTTTGCGAAAGAATGTGACGGGGTCTATCACCTCGGGTAACAAGTACCTGTCGTGCCCTTCAGACTTTTTATCTACGCATTCTTTGGCCGTAGTGGATGGATCAGGTAGCTATGAGTACCTAATGAACAAGGATGTCAACTTCCTTCGTCAGGTGTACCCAAACCCAACATCTACTGCAAAACCTAAATACTACGCTGTTTTTGGGCCTCAGACCTTGGACGAAAAAGAGCTGACCTTGATTCTTGGCCCAACTCCCGATACGAACTATACGGCGGAGCTGCATTACTATTACTATCCGGAATCCATCACAACAGCGGGCCAGTCATGGCTAGGGGACAACCTTGATACAGTGCTGCTGTATGGGTCACTTGTGGAAGCGTATACTTTCATGAAGGGTGAGGCGGATATGATGCAGTTGTATAATGGAAAATATACCGAGGCATTGCAGCTGGCTAAGCGCTTAGGCGATGGGCTGGAAAAAAATGATTCGTATAGGACCGGACAGCCGCGAGTTCCTGTAAATTAATTTAAAAGAGGCTAAAAATGGCAATTACACAGGCAATGTGCACATCGTTTAAGGTTGGCATCCTTGATGGCACCTTTGATTTCTCTAGCGGCACTTCACAGGTGTTTAAGATCGCGCTGTACACGTCTTCCGCTACGTTAGACGCTACTACAACCGCGTACTCAGCCACAAACGAAGTGTCTGGTACGGGTTACTCTGCGGGCGGCAACACTCTGACAATTAGTACAAACCCTACCTCCTCAGGTACAACAGCGTTTCTAGACTTTGCCGATACCACTTGGTCTGCTGCTACTATTACGGCGCGGGGTGCGGTTATTTATTTGGCGGATGGCGCAACAGATCCTGCTGTGGCGGTGTTAGATTTTGGCAGCGATAAGATTTCTACCGCAGGTGATTTTACAATCCAGTTTCCTACTGCAGATGCCTCTAACGCAATCGTTCGTATTGCTTAGGGTGCCTAAGTGGCCGACTCACGTGTAGGCTTTGAAGGTTGGGGGGCCTCTGGCGTTGCTTGGGGCGCTCAGGGCTGGGGTGTCGGTAACACAAACGTAACTGGCACGGGGCAGGTCAGCTCTGTCGAGGCTACGGGCGATGCAAATGTATACCCTTCCGGCCTAGACGCCACTGTTTCTGTTGGTACGGTTACTGTTGTTGCTAAAGCAAATGTATTCCCCATAGGGGTATCCGCGACGGGGCAGTTGGGGGCGGTTGTTGTAACTGCATCGGCCAATGTCGCCGTAACCGGAGTTGGCGGCACAGCAGAACTTGGCGCAGTAGTAGTTACTGCCGGGGCTAACATCTATCCGGCGGGTTTACAGGCCTCTGGCTTAGTAGGTACGGTAAGCGTTACAGCAGCAGCAAACGTATCTGCCACGGGGGTTTCTGGTACGGCGGAGTTAGGCATAGTCGAGGCGGTTATTGGTGTAACTGTCCTGCCCTCAGGACTACAGGCCACAGGGGCTATTGGCACTGTTTCTGTTGTTTCTCAGGCTAATGTGTACCCCGCGGGGGTATCAGGCACTGCACGCCCCGGCACCGTTATTGTTACGGGGGACGCAAATGCGTATCCTAGCGGGTTGGCAGCTACAGGGGCTATTGGCGCTGTATCCTTCTCGTTAGGCATTGTTGTAAATGTTACAGGTGTTTCCGGAGCAGCGCAGGTAGGTACTGTAGCTGTTTCGGCGGGCGCAACCGCTTTTGTAACTGGGGCCCAAGCAACTGGCATATTAGGCCAAGTGAATGTTTGGGGCCAAATAGATGACAGCCAAGACGCTAACTGGGAAAACGTTAGTGACGCGCAGAACGCGCTTTGGGCAATATTTAATGACAACCAGCTTGCAAACTGGCAAAATGTAGTTTATTTTCAGGCTCCCGTGTGGGAAGACATAGACAACGCGCAGGCGGTAGATTGGCAAGAGATTGCCGCATAAAAAGGTAAATAGATGACCACTCAATACACCCCCACATTAAAGCTGGCGCTTCCAGTAACAGGCGAGTTGTCTGGTGCTTGGGGCGATGTCGTAAACGACAACATCACTTCAATGGTTGAGCAGGCTATTGCTGGTCTTGCGACAATCAATACATGGACCACTAACGCCCACACCCTGACAACCGCTGACGGTACGACTTCCGAGTCACGCTGCGCGATGCTGGTGTTAACGGACACTGGTGCAGCCCTGTCTGGTGCGGCTACAGTTGTTTGCCCAACTGCCTCCAAGATCTACATTGTAAAGAACAGCACGGGTCAGATTGCCACTATTAAGACCGCAGCAGGAACTGGTATCGCAGTACCAAACGGCAAGACAATGTTTGTCTTCTGTGATGGCACAAACGTAGTCGAGGCGGTTACCAGCATTACTGGCGCAGCGGTTGACTTCACAAGCCTGACCGGCACGGGCGCAGTAGTTGTTACCAACATCCTAGATGAAGACAACATGGCGTCTGACTCTGCTACAGCCTTGGCTACGCAGCAGTCCATCAAGGCGTATGTTGATTCGCAAATTAGCGCTAACAACGACTTGTCAGAGATTCTGGCAAACGGCAACACCACTGGCGGCACCGACATCGCTGTGTCCGCTGGCGACGACATCACGTTTACAGACACCTCGAAGGCAATCTTCGGCGCTGGCAGCGACTTGCAAATCTACCATGACGGTAGCAACAGCTACATTACAGATGCTGGCACGGGGGCTCTCAATATCCAGACAAACAGTCTGGTGGTACAAAACGCCGCAGGCACTGAGACTTTACTGTCCGCCGCAGAAAATGGCGCGGCAACCCTGTACTACGACAACGCCGCTAAACTCGCCACCACAGCCACAGGTATTGACGTAACAGGCGGTATAAACGCTACGGGTGCCGCACGTTTGGGCGTTCTGAACACCGATACCTCGCTGACCACATACGGTACGGGCACGCTGGTTATTTCGACTAACGAAGGCACTAACTCCGGCACGATCACAATTGCGCAGGGCGTGAACGGTAATATCACACTTGCACCTAACGGTACGGGTAAGGTTTCGGTATCAACGCTTTTGGCAACTGCTGACTCCACGTTCAGCTCCACTGGCGCGTTGTTGATTAGTAAGGGTACAAACGCACAGCAGCCGGGTTCTCCCGTGACTGGCATGATGCGGTACAACTCGGATACAAACCAGTTTGAAGGCTACAGCGGCGCAAGCCCTGCATGGAAGTCAATCGGTGGTTCCGCGCTGAGTAACGATACGTCTACCAGCAGCAACGTGTACCCCGTGTTTGCAGGAGCCACGACCGGCACTGCCGAGAACCTGTACACTAGCAATGCTAAGTTACTGTACAAGCCTTCAACGGGTGAATTCCAGATGTCTACGCCAGTGGCGTCAAACGGCATCGTGGTCAACGCTCAGACCATCACTGCCGACTACACTATTGCCGCAGGGTACAACGCCGCTTCTGCTGGCCCCGTGACGGTTGACAGCGGTGTTACTGTAACGGTTGATTCCGGCTCACGCTGGGCTGTAATTTAAGGACTAAAAATGACTGTAGTAATTAACGGAACAACTGGGATTACTTCTCCCGGTGGTGATACCCAAGCGGCGGACACGACAATCAACGGCTTAACAGTAGGTCGTGGTGCGGGTGCTGTGGCTTCCAACACTGCGGTGGGTGAGAGTGCTTTGGCGGCGAATACGAGTGGCGAAAACAACACAGCGGCAGGTAACGGTTCTTTAGCGGCTAATACAAGCGGTAGTCAGAATACTGCTTTTGGTAAAGGTGCTTTGTTGCTAAATCAAAGTGGTTCAGGGAATGTTTCTGTTGGTCAAGCGTCTTTAGATGCAAACGTTGGTGGAAGTGCTAATACCGCTGTTGGAACTGCAAGTTTAAGCACAAACATTTCAG